GTGTATCACCGTTCCTGTTTATCACAACTGGTAATTTACCAGCAAATCTCAAATCATCTGTCATACTTATCTTCGTGTAATTGTTATTGTCTTTTTCAATTGCTCTCTGTCATAACCCTCCAACTGACCGAAATCACTTATCTCAACACCTACATTCAACGACCCTGTTGTTGAAACACCAACGAAAGGTCTCCCTGCTATCACTATCTTGTATTTATATACTGTATGACCGTCGGAGTTCTTATAACTACCTTGAAATATGGGGTCTGATATCCAGTCATAAGCACTGTCGTATAATACAGCATCACCTACATCACTCCATACTTCAACCTCATATTCACCACCTGTATATGGTGCAGTGATTGATGTTGTGCTCAGCCAGAGATGCTTCTCCTGATAAAATGTTATCTTGATTGTATTTCCTTCATAATCAAGAAATTGCCCGCTATGTAATATCTTCTTCATTATCGTGTTAGATTAGTTTTATTTCTCTTGTTGTTCAATACACCCACCAGTGAGTCTCCTGATATATGAAACTCTACCTGACCGCCACCACCAAGCATATTAGCAAGATTACCCTGCTGGCGTTTGTTCAATATCATCTCACCTGAATTGACCATCGCAAATAACTTATCACCTGAATAAGATGTTCCGCCCACAATACCACCTTCGGCGAACTTACCACTTACCATTGATTTAATGCTACCGAACACCGAAAGCACCGTTGCAACTACACTTGCTATTGCTGCCAAGTTATATGGGTAAGGCATACCTGCAGCACTTGATGCACCTGCTGCCGCTGCTGCTGCTTGCTTAATCTGGATGAAGTCCATAATACCACCAGCGGTTGCTCCCATTGCTTGCATTATAGAACCCAATGCTTTACCCGCCTGACTTTCACTCGCACTGAAAGCATCACCCAAACCGTAGAGCAAGTCAATAGAAGAACTCAAAGCAATGTTCATATTCTCAAACTTCTCTGCTGGTTTATATTGTGCATCATACGCTGCTTGCAATTCAAGCAGTTCCTCCAATTCAACTCTATACGAATCCAATGAATCACTTGCTTCTACCCACTCCTGACTTCCAACTGACAGCGTATTTCGCAATTCTTCATAGAATGATATCATCTCTTCTATATAACCGATTGACTCTACATTCCTTACAGCAGGTGGTGGTATCGGGGTCGTGTTATATTGTGCAAGCAATGCTTCCTGTGTTTTCAACAGTTCCTCCAACTCAACCTTATAACTGTCAATGTTATCTGATGCTTCTATCCACTCACGACTTCCAACCGACAGCGTATCCCTCAATGCTTCAAGATATGATATCTCTTCCTGTATCCAAGCAACTGAATTGACATTCTGGACTTCCAATGTTTTGAAACTGTTTTCGTATTCTGTCTGCTTCGCTATCAGTTCATCCAATTTCTGTGTGTTCTCAATTATAGCATCTGTTTTTGTTTTCCACGCTGCTGTTCCAAATGCTAACAGATTTCTCTCTTGCTCCAATTTTACTATTGTATCCTGAATAGCCTTAATAGAACCTGCTGCTGGTTTTGCTTCACCTTTACCTTTTCCTCCTGCTGTCCATCCAGCAACAGTATTTTTGTATTCAGATACTTCTGTCTGTATTTCATTAGACCTTGTTAGATTGCTTATCTGTCTTTGCAGTTCCTCCTCCGAGAACTTATATGACTCAATATAGAACATAAGGTCTTGATTAGCAGCATATAACGCGTCTATATCTGCCTGTGCTTTATCTGCTATCTGCTGTGCATCCGCTGCTTTATTACCAGCACCTAAACCTCTCCAATTATCTGCCCTTCTATTATATTTGTTCTTGGTTCTGGTAAGTTCTGCTAATTGATTTTCTATACCCTTCCATTTATCCAAATCCCCCTGTCTGACATTTGGGTCTGTAAATCTTGTAAGTGCTTCATCCAATAGTCTTTTAGCGTTTCTCTCCATATAAGGGCGGTTCAGATTACTCTGTTCGCTTTTCATAGTGGTCAAGAATGAGTTTAACATTGATGCAGCAGCGTTTTTTGCTGTTGTTTCCCACTCACCTAATGCACTCTGTGCTAATACTGATATCTCCTGCCTTCTTGCATCTGTTGTATTCGCATCCCTGTATTCTGATTCAAGTCCTTTCAAGTCCTTCTTATATCCAGACGATAAGTATGAATAACCGATATTCACCTTGCTAACATCCATCATTGCCTGTTTAGCATCCTTCGCGTTCCTGAATACAGACAACAGACCATTATTGAAATTAGAGAAGTCAAATGTCGCTATTGCCTCCTGAAATTCAGATAATACTCCCTGAAATCCACCGATTACTCCGTGAAACTCTCTTGCTGTTGTATAACTGCTCTCCATAATGGACTTGAAAGCACCCACCGCTGCCACCACAGCACCAGCACCAGTCAATGCTCCACCTAACTTACCCAATGCTCCTGTTGCAAGGTTCAGTTCCTTACCGAGATTACCTGCTGTCTTACCAGCGTTCTGTATATTATTACTAAACTGTTGTGCTCTTCGCTCTGCTGTTCGTAGGTCATTACCGAAAGCACCACTGTCTAATAAAAGTTTTACTACTAAATCCTGTTTTCCCATTTATGATTTATTGTTCAATATATTCTCTAACTGTTTCATCTCAAGTTCTATGTTCTTCTGGTCTGCTTCACTTACCACTGTATCATGATCATCTTTCTCCCAATGAAATTTGATGATGTCCTCTGGTTTGATTGTGTTTCGTGAATTGACCTGTGCTGTCATATAAGCGATAAGTCTTGCCTGCTCCCAACTATCCTTGTGTTTCAGATAATAATTATCCAACAGAGCATCAATTTCATAGAACTGCATCTCATCTAATACATATTTTGGTGGTAGTCCAAGACCAACCACCAAAATGTTATATACTTCTTTTATGCTTACTTCTTTACCTTCGCTTTTTTTTTAGTCTTGTCAGTAAGTATTGCTTTTCTTTTGGACTCTGCTATCAGTGCTTCGTCAAACTCTTTAAGCAGTTCAGGGTGTTCATCACAGTAAGCGATGAAGTCATCAAAATCCAACTCTGGGTTTGACGCTACGCTCATCAAGCAAGCATAGAAATAAACATATTCGTCAAACATTGTCTTGATGTTGAACGCCTCACCTGTGATTGACTCAAATATGAACATTGAACGAAGTCCAAATGATAACTGATATTCTTTTCCTAAAATCTCCATAAACTAAAACTGTATTATATAATGTATTTATGGTAGGTGTTGGGTATAAAAAAAGACGAAATAATAATTATTATTTCGTCCTGTTCATAGTTATTTGTTGTTTATACTATTCGTACTTAACTGCACCCTTACCAGTAAGTGTGATGCTCATAGTTGCTCTACCATCGTTGCTTGCATTGATATCAAGTGAAGTGATATATGCCTGACCTGAAAGCATCTTCACATTTGCTGTTGTTGCTGCCTGCTCCCAACCTGCTTCTGGTGCTCCAGTAGTAGAAGTCTGTGCAAGACCGAACTTAACATCAAGTAATGCACCTGACAGATAAAGTTCCATCACCTTATCACAAGTCATACCATTACCTTCATAAGCAAAAAGGTTCTCTGCTGAAATAGACCACGAGAACATATCCAAGTCCTGTGCATCCCATTTACCTGCTCCGCTTGCTACATCAGCGTCATCCTTTGATGCTACTGATACTGTTGATGCAGAAGTAGTAAATGTATGATTGGTAGCATATGCAATAGAAGTATATGTCTCCTCGTTTTTAACGAAAAGCATTAGTTTCTTTCCTAAAATTGTTGCCATTGTAATTACAAATTGATTATATAATATATTTATGTAAGCCCGCCATCGTTAGATGTATAGGGCGTTATAGACGCTCTACATCACGGAGTGATGTCGCGTCCTATGCAGATGTGTATAATCTACAATTAACATTCTTAACATAGGCGTTCTCTATGAAGTCCTCTGATATGCTGTCAAGTATCACTTCATCAACCTCACTACCCTCCATAGCAAGAAGTCTGTTGCATACCGACTCCAAGATATTACAGCAGGTATCGTATTCCTCATCCACTATGCTGATTTCCACGCTGTGCTCCCACTCGTAGATACCATCCTTTGATGCATTAGGTGCTGTTGAACTGCTCCTATATATAATAAATGGATATTCAGTTGATTGCTCTGCTATCAACGGATAGCAATGTGTATCAACCAAATCACCTATGTTGCTGTATATTAAACTACCTATGTTTATCATCTTCTTTCCCAAACTCTTTGTATTGATTTCTTGATGTTCTCCTCTAAACTCGCTCTACATTCCCTGCCTTTTGTATCCACTGCATTTCTGAAAAAGCGTTTAGCGTGTATCCTACCTCTATTACCCTTGCTGTAAGTCTTACGGAGGGATGTTCCCTTTTCAAACCACTTCAACCTGAACTCACCCATAATATGAACTTTCGCATAGTTGTCCTCTGGGTCTCTCACATCCACCGATGTCATTATACCTTGCAGCATTGACTTATAAGTCTTACCTGTTTTCTTACTCACATATGGTTTATTGACATTCTTGATACCTGCTCGCCTCAACTGCTTCTTCGCCTCATTCTGTAAAGGTTTCATTGAATCTGTCAGTGCTTTCTTATAAGCACGCTGCATATCCTTATACTCCATCTTTTTGAGTATTTGCCTCAATTCTGTGTCGCCTTTAAGGGTAAAACTTACTTTTGGTGCTGCCATTATTCGTTAATAAGTTCAGTGTATATGACTACACTCTGATTGTCTTGGCGTGGTTCAACGCTGATAATCCTGTATTTCTTACCACACCAATGAACTTGACATCTCTCGTCAATAACGAAGAAAGGCGTTCTGATTTCAAATTTGATACCCCTTGAATAGAAGATATCACCATTCTCATTCACCCTGTCCATTGACTGATATGCCACTGCTGCCCTGCATTCATAGCAGAGAGTATAGACGGTGCTTTCAGCACCTGACGCTGTTCGTGTAGTCTTTGGTTCATACAGCGTTATTATCTGTGTAAGTCTGCCTGCCTGCATAGTTAGTTAATGAACAGGGTGAATGAGAATGGTGATATCTTCTATTCAAGGG